CCTAGGGTCACGTATGGTCATTTCTAAACCGAGTAGTTTCCAACACTTAGCGATATCGCATTTATGGCGCACACATCGGTTCTTTTCGCCTACATTTGGATTCTTCCGCGAGACAAAGCACTCGCGGCTGCGCGCGCCCTATACCGTCTATATAGGGCGCGTTGCGGAGGTGTAACGAATTCGGTGTTACGTAACAGGTGTTACACGCGGGAAGTCCGGGCGATTCGGTGTTTCGGCAGGGATGGGGTGTTACGGTGTTGCACCCCTGGCACGTCGGAAACGCTGGGGATTTGCAGATCGGGGCATGGCACGCCGCGTGCAATACCTAGGGGCGCAACGGCGGCAATCGCCGAGAGGAGACACGACACATGGTACACATCACAATTAGCAACGACCCCGCAACTCTAGGTCCCGAGGCAACCGACGATGACGTGCAGGCATTCGCCGGCGAGCTCGCCGAGTATATGGCCAATGACCTCGGGTTCGCAGTGCGCGTTACGCCCGACCTAGTATTGGAGTCGCGTGTCGAGCGCGGGGACACGCCAAAGCAGACCGCCGCGGCCGAAGAAGCGCTCTCACGTATCAGCGACTCCAGCGAGTGGGTCGCGATTGCCGAAGCCGCGGGCTGTTAACCACCACCGGCGCCCGGCTTCGGTCGGGCGCCACTTTCTAGGAGGAGAAAGCCATGCCATACGAAACCTATTACCGCGCTCGCGTCTCGCCCTTGCCTGAGGGAGTGACCACCACCAAGTTGCTGAACTCGCTCGACCTAAGCCATCTCGGCGAGTGGCTAGAGCGCGAGGACGGCTGGGCAGACCTATCCGACTGCTGCGCGTGGTACGAGCACCGCGCCGAACTGACCGAAGTGACCCTCAATCTCCCCGTGCTCATAGAGCTCATGGGCGTGGGGGAGGAAGAGGCAGACCAGTGGATCCAGTATTTCTGGGGAGGCGCGGCGCTGAAGTATCGCCGTCCCATGCCGCCCGCGTGGGTACCCCCGCCTCCGCCTGAGGGCTGGGGACCTCCCCGTGACAACGGAGGAGCTTGAGCGCGTCGGGCGCCTCGTATTGCGTGGGGCGTCCGAGCGCCGAGCGCTAGAGTTTCTGCGGGAGTGTGCGCTGGTCGATCTACAACAGGAGATCGCCGCGCTCGAACGGTGCCCGGGCCATCCTGGCATTAGACAACAGATAGAGGACAGTTACGAGAGGATGAGGGAGCTATGACGAATACGGCGAGGTATATCGGCGTGGTAACAGCGCGGCTGATCGCGGTAGGCCTGCACCCCCAGTGGTGTAGGTGGGAGGTAGGAGCTCTCGAGGTGGTGCAGGTGCGAGTGCCCGCGCCACTCGGATCTTACGTAGAGTGCATCCGGTGGGTACATATATTGGAGACGGCTAGTGATGACGAACTCGCTCTCATAATCGATGCCGTGGTCGCCGGTATCCGAGGTCACCTATCATGAATACGAATCTAGCGAGGTATATAGGGGCAGTGTCCGCTCAGTTAGTACAGATAGGCCTGGATATTCATGTGCAGTGGGTGCCGCTGGCCGCCTCCCCAGCGACCGACGCCATCGCGATAACGGTCTATCGGGGCCCGCATCGAATGACCACGCACGCCCGATCGATGCGGGAGGTCGAGACCGCCGGGCCAGGTGTCCTCGACAGAATGATCAGGGACGCCACCACGATCCTCTCGGGGGCATCATGACCGGGTTAGCCGATCGCGTCGCTTCCTTTTTTGAGGATGCGAAAGCGGGGCGCGCCGCTCCGCAGGACGCACCGACACGAGTCGCGTCGCACCCTCCCCCGCGGCAAGCAGGCGACCCGATCCGCCTCCGGGCGCTGTATTCGATGCTCGCCACCACGGTGCTAGCCCATATCGCCGGGCGGGCGCCGGCATCCGAAGTCCAGACGTTGATCGACAGGATCAATCGCGCCGAGCCAGTGTGCGCCCCGCCTGGGTCGCCGTGGTACGCCGGCTCGTTCGGCGGCGCGACGGACAAGAGCGAATTCGCCGGCTACCGCATCCTACGCGGGCGCTGCGTGCGACTGCTATCGCTACAGGGTTCCGAGTGGCGCGCGTGCGCCGCTCTGATAGAGTACTCTCAAAGAGGAATGACACGAAAATGATAAATCTCACGAAACACGCGATCCACATAATAGCAGCCAACGGCGATCTGGTTACCATCCCACCGTCGGGACAATTGGCGATGGTGGCCATGAAACCGCCGCGTACCCTCTCTCCCGTGGAGTACGACGGGTACGAGATCCCGGTCGCTACCGTGGAGTACGGAGAGGTAGTACTGCCCCCCGACATAGACGGCCTTATCCTCGTCAGCACGATGACCGCCGACGCTATGAGAGCTCAGGGCATCACCGGATACCAGGTATACGTGCCCGACACCGGTCCGTCCGCTATTCGCGACGAGAAAGGGAGGATCCTATCCGTAGTTCGGTTGATCAGGAAGTGAGCCGGCTTTGGCTACGGCATCGGCGTCTAGTTAGGGCGCGTGAGCGCAGACGTAGAATGCAAGCGGCGCTAGCTGCATTCTCGACGGCTTTCGACGCGGCTCTGTTAGACATTACCTGGTAGGAGCAGGGCGGGTTCGACTCCCGCCCCCAGGTCCAAATGGCACGAAAACCACCGAATGCAGAGACCATCATGCGGGTCCTGTCCGCCATCAAATCCGGCGTGACGCTCTCCGAAGTTGCTCGCCGTGAGCGGGTATCCACGGCTACGATTCGCCGATGGGCACGCCTCTATGGCGCCGACGACGCGGGTACGCCGGCGCCGACACCCACAGACGTCGCCCGTGCGGCTAGCCCCGCCGCGCGTGGGACGCTACCGTCTAGACTCGCACGCCTAGCGGAGCGCCTCCCCGAAAAGGAAGCTTCGCTAGTGCGCGAGGCGATCGAGTCGATCGAGGGCAAACATGCGCCCGTCGAGATGCCGGACCCGTCGGACGCGCTGGCATACACACAGGCGCTTGTTCGCCAGGCTCAGGCGGACTATGAGCGCGCTCGCGACATCAATGACACCACGGCCGCGAAGCAAACGCTGGCCATGATTCAAAAACTGATGCCTACGCTGAAAACTCTCAAGCGCGATGCTGTGGAAGAGAGCGGCGGTGTCGTGATCTCGCGTGCGGAGGTCGAGACCGCGGCGGCTACATTCCGAGAGCGAGTCGCTGCGCTCCTCGAGAAGCCGCTGCATTGTGCGGCATGCGGGGCCCGCGTGCGGACGTCGGACGCGTTAGCCGCGGCACGCGCGTCAAAGACCTAGCCGCCCGCCCTTGCGGCGGGTGATCATGTCCTGAAGTTTCGCCGCGCCCGTTACAGCGCCCGCGTTGTCCTTCTTGTTGCGGATTGCTACCTCTAGCAGTTCGGCTACCGCATACGCGCCGGCGTCTAGCCGATTCGGCGAACGCCGCGAGCACGGCTCCCATGTCGTTTGCTCGAGTTCGAGCGCAGTCAATCGCCCGACGTGGTGGACGACACCACGGCTATACGCCGCGGCGGGTGCGGTGGCCCGCGTCTGTTTGGTGTCGGCCGTCATGTATTCGCGGATGTAAATGACGCCCTGTTTTCGCCGAGGGAACGCGGCGTCTTCCCGCGGCAAAACTTCGACCTTCATGGCGTGATTTTTGGCGTGCAACGTGATAAGGTCGCGCGGCATGTTGCCTGCGTGGTTTCGCTCTAGTACGGCACCGGAGAAGCCCCGGTCCTTGCAGTCTAGCACGATCCGCTCGGCCACCACTGACGGCGTTTCGCGCGTCGAATGGTCCGCCAGAATATAGACGTGGCCGTCGCGCGTCCGACATGCGGAGGTGCTGCCCTGTTCGTCGGCATCTGGGCTGTCAGATAGCGCGGGGTCCCATGCATGAAGCTTCAGTTCGATGTCACGTTCTGGGGGCGCCTCCGCTACGCGGTGGTCATCTAGCCACTGTTGTTTCCAGAGCGCGCCAGCCGATTCGTTGAACGCTAGCCCCCGAACCTCCTCATCGTAGCGTCGCGTGCCGATGCCGTATTTCCGGACCTCGGTAGCTAGATATTCGGTGGTGAGGTGCGGGTTTTCGAACATGGCACCGCGTCGTAGGATGTGCCACTCGGGATTAGCCGCGTGTTGGGCTAGCAGGAACTGAATGACTTCGTTTTTGCCTTTGGACGTCGTATCCCAGAAATACGTGGGGTTGCGTCCAACGCGGCATGCGGTGGTGATGTTGTCAAAAGCTTCGCGTCTAGTCGTGTGTTGCCAGTCGCATAGCTCTGTCAGCCAGGCGAGATCGAAGTTTGACGAGCGCGTGCGCCCGGCTTTCTCGGCGGTGTGCGGCTCCGCTATCACGCCATTGGGCCACCGCACCCCACCGCGGTATTCGGTTGCGCGGAACCAGGGCTTCGAGTGTTCGACGAGCGCAGCGACCTGAACGTCGCGCGTTCGATCGTCGGTGGGTGCCATGAGGCCGATGGCGGACGCCTCCCCCGCCTCGACGCGGCGATTGATCTCGAACGCGATGCCGTGGGTCTTGCCCCACCCGCGACCGGCGATGATGCCGAACGAACCGAATCGCGTGAGAGGCACCCGTTGCGCTGGGCGTAGCCATAGGTCGGTGTCGAACAGCGCGGCCACTAGCTCCTCGCGAGGGAGGATCTCCAGTAGGTCTGGACACGCGTGAGCGAGTGCCTCGGCTATCGCGATCATGGCGTGTCCGCCGTAGCGGCCGCCTTCGCTTCGTTCCACTGGTCGAGCTCGGTCATTGTCATGTCGTCTCGTGCGTCACCGAACGGCGGGAGCCCTTGCGAGTCGCGAGCTTCAGAGGCACGGACCACCTTCGCGATGTCGGTCGGCGCAAGCTCGACCGTGCTCACCTTGCGGGATGCCACCTTTGGAGCCGGCGATAGTCCGACGTTGGACGCGATTCTGTTCGCCAGTTCCTGGTCCACGTCGAAACCGGCGCTTCTTAGGTCGGAGATCGTCTTGTTGAATTTCTCCCAAGCGAGCGCGGTTTGCTCGCGGATTTTCTGCTCGTCGCTATCCGGCATCTTGTAGTTGAACGACGGCGCCAGCCGCGAGTCCCCCTCATTTACCGCCGCCCACGGTTGTAGGACGCCAGTATCGATGCCGGCCTCAAGCACAAGGAAGTCTCCTTGGATCAACGTGGCCGCAACGCGGAACAGCTGCTCAATGTCAACGCCCGGCGCGCCTCCGGTGCTACCTAGGTAGGCGTCCGTACCCTGGTAGACGCGGGCCGCTGCTTTCTCTCGGTTGTTTGCGAATTCGGACCACACCTGCCATGCGGTGGATCCATTCGCTAGGAAGTCAGTTTTCGCGCCGGCGGGGCGAATGCCGGCGGGCGTGTCTCCAGAGATCATTCCTTGGAGTAGGTTCAGAAATTCTTGCGCCTCGTTCGTCGGCACTCCCTCCTCGTTGACTAGCGAGGTCCCTTCGGGGAGCTCACCGACGATTTTAGCCAGTCCGTGAGCGTTGCTTGATGCCGCCCAATCCCCGATGCCACCAGTATGTGCAGGGTAGATAAAGGCTGCCGCGAGTAGGCACGCTTCGTTGGCCCATGGCTCGGTCGCCATCGTTTTGAACACCGCCCACCGGCTGTCTCCGTGGACGATATCGACTAGCTCCCCGCTTTCGGTCCTAGTAGTAAGTGCCGAGCGAGTCGCGTCCCACCGCACATGCTCAAGCGGCCACTCCGTGAGTCGAAAATCGATGCGGGTGCCAGCTTCGTTCGGTTCGTGCTCGATGTAGCCGACGGCGATGCCGTGGTCCACGAGCGTGCCATGAATGCTCTTGAGCACCGACTTCGGCATGAACACGGAGTTCAGCGCTTTCGCGCGAAGCTGTTTCGCCCGGGTGGACGTATGACATCGAAGCTCGGTCGCGATTGCTGATTGCGGAGCTAGTCGATTTCGGCGCGCCGTGAAGATCGCGTCGTCCGTTCGCATGACGCGGGCGAGCTGAACTGGTAGACAGAATTGTCCCCTCAGCTGTTCGTTGCGCGCCGCTCGGATACGCTCGAGATCCCAGTCGGTGTACGCCCTCTGTCGCATGGGAGCAGTGACGGCCGCCTTCCCGACGAACTCCTCCGCGCGGCGGACGCGAGGAGCGAACTTCTCGAGGCGCACCGCGGTATCGTCGCGGATGTCGTAGCCCTCGATAGCCCGCCGCAGAGTATTTGGGTGCACCGCCGCGCGACGCGCGACCGCTTTCTCAGAGGTTGAATTTAGCTCGTCTCGCAGAGTTGAGCGCAACTGGTCGGAGATTGGTCGCATGTTGAGCGGATAATAGCATGCTCACTGGCTTGACCGCAAAGCTCTAGTAATTGAGACTTGACAGGTGCCTCTCACCGAAGTCTACCGCGGAGCGAGCTATGTAGCGTTGACCGACGCCTCCCTATCTGATGACCCCCCATCGGAATTCCGCATTTTGCGTGCGGGTCTGAACGCAACCTCTAAAGGCGATCTGGAATTCGACGCGGCCGCGGCCGCGTCCGTCATGGCTGCCTACAAGAAGAGTGGGGTCGATATGATGATCGATCTCGCTCACGACTCGATTTCTGAGGAGGCGCGGGCCAATAGGACTGATGCTGATGATGCGCGGGGGTGGTTTAGGCTCGAGCTCCGCGACGGTGAATTGTGGGCCACGGACGTTCGTTGGACGCCCGACGGAACGCGGCGATTGCGTGAGAAAACGCAACGGTATATCTCGCCCGTGGTGCTGTTTGACGACGGGCGAATCACTGAGATTCTGAATGTCGCCTTGTGCTCAATGCCAGCGACGTACAACGCGGCGCCGCTCGTTGCGGCGAGTAAATCATTGGAGATGTACGCGATGGATCCCAAACTGATCATGCAAGCGCTCGATGCGATCGAGACGGGCGACGAAGCGCTGGCCAAGCAGCTGCTCAAACAGATGGTGGCCGCGGCCGCGGGAGCGGAGGGCGGCGAGGAAGCGCCCGCTGAGGAACCTCAAGAGCCATCGGAGGAGATGGCGGACACAGAAGAGGAAGAGGATACCGACGAAAAGGCGATGGCCGTGGCGCTCCGGCGATTCACCGGACGTAACAGCGCACTCGAAGCGGAGCGCGTGTTGGTCGCGTTGCGCGCAGAGAACAAGGCGCTCCGCAAGCGAGACGCGGAATTGACTTTCAGCGCTAGGCGGGAGCTTGTAGGTGACCTCGTTAAATTTGGCGCTGAGCTCCCCGCCACGGCGTGGGAAGATGCCGAAAACGGGGTGCCAGTCGAGCGCCTCCGAAACGAATCGCTGGACTCGCTGCGCACGCGAGTCGAGGCGTTCCGAAGCGTGCGCAAAGCGCAGACCAAAGCGCCGACGTCCGCCGCGAGTGGGCTGTCGGATATCGAGGAACGCTACACCAAGGATCTGACTCCCGCGCAGCGGGACCGCTACATTGAGCTGCGTGCTCAGCGAAAGGGGACGGCATAATGGCCGCTACGACTTCACAACGAGCGACTAAATTCGCGGGCGTCGTTCCGTCGCGCGGAACCTATCCGATGGCCGCCAATGAGCTCATTGTTGGTGGCACGATCGTATGCGTCAACGCTAGCGGCCAGGCCGTGGCTGGTGTTGACGGCGAGGGATTCAACGCGGTTGGTAAAGCTTCGCAGGACTACGATAACCGCACCACCGCGCCCGAGGGTGGCGGTGCTGGCGCTATCGATGCTGGGGTCGAGTACGGCCTGTTCGGCTGGGCGTATACCGGCACCGCACCAATCGCCGAGGACATTGTTTACGTTGTCGATAACCAGACTGTGAGTCTGGACAGCAACGGCGGGACGCGAGGAATCGCCGGTGTCGTGACCGAGGTCCGCGATAGCATGGTCTATGTGTGGATGGGCCCGCATGTCTCGGCGCTCACCCAAGGCTCTGGTGTCGTGAACGTTCCCCTGGACTCGTTCCGCACCGCGGCGGGCGCGGCAATCGCGGCGTTTAACGACGGTGCGGCGGACGGTTTCGTGGTCTCTGAAGGCCTCATGTATCGCTACAACGTCAGTTCTACCGCGCCGATTTGGACGACAGTAGCCATGCCGGCGGACTTGAATCCTGCGGTGGATGTCGTTGTTCACATGCTGGCGAGTCGTGAAGGATCCGCAGACACGGACGTCGTAGTCACGGTAGCCGCGTTTTTTCAAACGGTCGGCGCCGCTTACACGGCGGACGCAGACGCCGGAGGCGACACGGGCGCTTTGGCCGCGGCAACTACAGTCGTCGCTGAGCTGACTTTAGCTCTAGCCGCCGCGGACGTGCCAGCGGCGCCGTGCGCGCTTTCACTTTCGCTAGTGCCCGATGCGGCGCTAGACGCCGATGATCTCAACATTCATGCCGTTTGGCTCGAGTACGCGCGGAAATAAGGAGACTGTTTAAATGCCCCCTCGCCAATACGATGTAGTTTCGCGCGACGCGCAGATCGCGCTCACTGAATTCTCGGCTGCGTTCGACAAGGCGCTAGCGCTCGGCCCTGTCGATCAATGGTCGCACCGGCTCGGCTATTACCACCTGAGCAACTCGATTAAGACTACGTTTCCCATCCCGATTTCTGCCGCGGGATACCAGAAGCGCGAAGGCGATTTGAAGCTCCGCTCGCTGTTCGGTCGTAGCCTTTCGATCGTTCCCGATCAGTGGCAAGACGGCGTGGCTGAGTTGCTGCGCAAAATCACCGCACCCGATTTCATCGGGTGGGGGACGCAGCCAGCGGAGATGGCACGGGAAGCGTTCCGGTTCGGCAACGTGCTAGTGGCGGACGTTCTTGTTAGCAATCCGCTGCTAGACCTCTATCGCATTGAGCGAGCGGGTGGGTCGATCGCTAGCACGATCAACCTGTTCGCAGATGCTCACCCAGTGAATATTTTGGACGATAGCTACGGTACATTCGATAACAACCTCACTGGCAGTGCTATCGATGCCACGCTGGTGAAGGCCTTACGGCACCATTTCCGCACGATGAAAGGACCCAACGGTCGACCTTTGGGTCTAGAACTCAGCCACCTCATCGTGCCACCGGCGCGTGAGCAAGAGGCGCTCGACTTCTTCGACCGCGATACGGTGGTCGAGGTCGTCCAGAATGTAGCTGGCGCTGAGAACGTGGCGGCCGTCACCCAGAGGAATCGCCACAAGGGGGTCGAGTTGGTCGTGGCGGACGAGCTTATCGGAGACCTCCCGAGCGGTAACACTGGTTCGGATGACGAACTATTCGCGATCGGTAGCAGTGGGCGTATTCCTGCGTGGGTGCTGCAGGACGGCGGTGCTCCCGAGCAAGTCGTGTTTGACGAATCCGATCATCTGTATAAGACAACCGGAAAGGTCGCAATCTCGTATGTGTTGGACGCTGGTGCGGCCGGCGCCCTTCCGCAGGGGATCGCGAAGGTCACGCTGAGCTAGGTACCGCAAGCACGAACGGCCCCGGTAGGTTTCGAACCCCGGGGCTTTAGTGGTAGAAATGGCCTATTGCGAACCGACTGACGTCTATCTGTTCGGCGTGCCGCGCGGTTCGCTTCCGAACGACGGACGCTTAGTGCATAGCGTGGATACGTCGGCGGACACATTGGCGCTCGACATGCACGGGTTCGCTGAAGGGACCGAGTTGCTATTTCGCGCCGAGGCCGGAGGCTCCCTTCCCTCCCCGCTGACAGCCAACACGACCTACTACGCCAGTCCAGTCAACCAGGTAGCATTTCAGGTGTCCGCCACGGATGGCGGCACCGCGATCGACCTCACCACCGAAGGCGAAAACGTGGTGGTGATTGGCCCGTCGGAGGCGGACAATGCGTGCGAGTGGGCATCGCGGATTATTGACGATATGCTGCCCGCGCATACGGTGCCGATTGAAGGCACCCCGCCGGAGATTATTCGCACCACCGCGGCTGAGCTAGCCGCCGGTAAACTGATGACAATGCGCGGAGTGATGACCGAGAGTCTGGCGTCCGTTATCGAGGGCGCGCAAAAACGTCTCGACCGATGGTCGTCCAAGGGCGCCCCCATCCGTGGGACTAACGCTCCGCAGTCCGCCAATCTATCCGCCCGAGCAACCGCCGTTCCGTCCACCGACACACGCGGCTGGCGCCGCTACGGGGGGTTATGATGGCTGGCGTGCGAAGCATCGGCCGCTTGTCGTTGCGCGACCTGAAAGCGCAGTTGCGCGCGATGCCGAAGACCCTGGCGACTGACGTCGCGAGGGAAGCCGCGCCTATGCTGACTGGGCTAGCGCAAACCTCGTTTGACAGTGGACGCACCGTCTATAATGACGCGCGTCCGACAGGCGCAAAAGGGAACACGCTCACTCTCCGCAAGTCCGGAGCAGTGCGAAGCGCACTTCGATTCGTCGCTATCGGGACCGTCATGCGGGTGGTGCTAGGACCGCGGTACGCTCGGTATTTGATTGGTAAATATCGCATCCTTCCGGTCGGTGACCGAAGCGCAATTCCAGCGCATTGGCGTCGTGAGATCGAGCGAATCACGCTACGATTGCTGCAGGCGAGGAGGGCGGCATGAGTCAGCTCGGTCAGTTCGCCCGCGATATCGAGGAGCAGTTGCGCGCTCGTGAATTCCCTATTCGCGTCGCCTACGGCCCTGAACGATTCTCCCGCGAAGGCGGGGGGCATTTCGCGATCGTCATCTCTCGTGACCGCGGTGCTCCGGACGTGATTTCGGTCGTCGGTGCGCAGCGCAATCCTCAGAAAATTCGCGTCCGCAGTTTGGCCGCGCGCGCCGACATATATGCCCGGAGCAGTACGCCCGGTGCTATGCGAGAGGACCACGAGACCATCCTCGAACAGTTCGCCGATGCGTTCATGGTCGAGCTATACGAGTGGGGACTGGCGGCCAAAGCTGGCCCGATCCCCATCACCGAAGCGAGATTTTGGTCGAACGAGGAACGCCAGGTTTTGGGCTCGGTGGGCGACGTCTATATGTTTCGGTTTCTTCTGCCGCGCGCGGTATGCAAACGCGCGTTCGATGGGAGCGCACTGCCGACTGGAGAGGTCGCCGAGTTCATCACGACCACCAAAGTTTCGATCGATGGGGAGACATACGAGACGGTCGAGCCTGTCGTGCCGTTAGAGTTTACGACGGAGTTTTCAACGGAGTTTACGAGCTGATGGCCGAGACATTCCGGACGGAAGAGGAACTCCTCGCGCTGCTACCTGTCGGCGGGAAAAGGGCCATCAGCGCGCAAGATCTTCGCGACCTTCTGTATTCGTTAATCCGCAAAATCTATTGGGATACGACGGAGCCCACCGGCACCCCGGACCACCAGGAAGGCCGAACGTACTACAACAACGGCACCCTCAATGTCATGCGCGCGATCGAGGGCGTCGAGGCGAATTTGCCGGAGGAAATCCAGACGATTCTGTCGCGCAACGCCACTGGCAGCCAACTCGATAACGCCACTGCTGTCTATGTGGACGGCGTGATTGGGCAGAAGCCCCTGTTCGAGCGAGCGAGCAAGTCGGACATTTCTAGCAGCAAATTGCTAGCGCTCACGACGCACAACATTCCCAATAACAGCGACGGCTATGCCACCACGTTCGGCGTGGTGCGGGACTATAACACTACAGGTGCGTTGGTAGCAGAGTCGTGGTCTGACGGAGACGAGCTATTTCTCGGCGAAGCCGGCGCGCTCACGAATGTCCGCCCGTCCGGTGGCGATGCCGTCGTGCTAGTCGGCTTCGTATTGTATGCGCACGCGGATAACGGATCGATCTTCGTGTCGATCCACCACATTCCGCCGATCTATCTTGAGGTGCTGACTGCCGAAGCGAGGCCGTTAACGCGGTCACTCTCGTGGCAGGATATGTCCGTGTGGGCGTGGACGGATCTCCGGGTTCCGGGGCTAGAGGCCGACCGCAATCGCGACCAGCTCACGCTCGAACCGTACGGCTCGACCGAGCTGCAGATGGCTTTCATGGAGCGCAACAAGACGTCGATCTTGTCGCTCTCCTATCAGCTGCCGCATCTCTGGTGTGGTACGGCTGTCGAGTTGCATGGTCACCTTATTCCGATGGCGGCTTCCGATGGCTCGGTGTCGATCGAGGGGCGGTATTTTGCCGGCGGCATCGGGGATGTATTGCCGGTAACGACGGTAGGGTGGACGTCGTTCACAAAGAGCGTGCCGCTCGTGGTCGCCGACCAATACAAGAAAGTTTACGCGGATTTCGCTACCCTTCAACCGCGCGCGACGCCCGGATTTTCTGACTTCTTCTCGGTAGTTCTGAAGCGTGTAGCCGACACATACGTCGGGGATAATCCCGTCGGAACAGCGGCCGCTAACGTGTGCCTCGAAGACATTGATATCCACGCCCAGATGTATTTGCTGGGGTCGGAGTTTGAGGCGACCGGCGAGAATATTGAGATAAATCCCTCGCGTATCTGGGGATCCCCCTCGAACATTCCCGGCCGTGGCTACGTCTATGTGCGGTTGCTGGTGAAGAGCGTCGGCGGGAACGCGGTGTCGTTCCGCATTTATGACGTCACAGCAGACGAGGTGGTCAAGCTGGTCAACGACAACGACGCTCAGGTAACCGGACTTACAAATACTACATACGAGTGGGTCGAGATCGGTCCGCTCGTATTGGCTTCCGCCACGCACGAATACCGTGCACAGGCAAAATGTGATAGTGTGTTAGACGAGCCGCGCTTAGCTCAGGCGCGAATCGCGGCGCGGTAGGAGAATCAATTGGTATGGCAACGCTACCTAGTGCAAACGTAACCGTTTCCGAGACCACCACCGCGGTGGTTGGGGGCACTGATGTTGTGTGCGTTATCGCGCCGGTGCCAGCCAACGCGGATAACACGCCTCGTCTATACGGGTCTGCGAAAGCAATCCGTGACTACCATGGCTATTGCGAGGGTGTCGAGTACGCCGCGATCCATGCGGCCGCGACGCAGAAACCGATCCTGTTCACAGGCATCGCGATCGCTACCGCAGGCGTTGTTGGACGCGAGGACACCTCCGGGAATTCCGGGACCTCCGTGTCCTCGCTAGCCGCCGGTGGGAGCGGAGTGCTGACCGAACATGACGGCGTCCTAGGCGTTGATACCGGCGGTACGATTGGTACTGACCAGATCGTGCTAACGCTTTCGTTAGACGGCGGGACGACTACGAAGAAAGTTCGCCTGGGCACCGCGTCGTCTTACGAGATTCCGGACGTGGGCGTCACGGTTTCGTTTGCCGCGGGGACGCTTGTCGCCGGCGAGACGATCCACACGTGGCACGGGACGGGGCCGCGTTCCGACTCGACCGGATGGGCCGCGGCAAGGGCCGCTCTCGCTGCGCAGCAAAAGGCATTCAGGTCCGGACTTCTGACTGGTGACTTGCAGAACTCGACCGAGGCGGCCGCGCTCCTCGCGGAAGTTAACGCTTACAAATCAGAGAATGATCGGGCGACGTTCTTCCGGGCGAGCGTGTTGGACAGGTTGCCACTGGCAACGCTATCCGCCTTAACGCATCGGATGACGGGCGCGCCGAGCATCACGTTCGAGACCGCTACGGACACCATCACGCGGTCTGCCGGATCGTTTATCGCGGACGGATTTGCGGTCGGCGATATAATCACGATCGCTGGCTCGACATCGAATAACGGTACGTTGACAGCCGCGATTACTGCAGTCACGGCTACCGTGTTGACTACGGCGGACAATCTCACGGACGAAGGTCCGGCGTCAGGCGTGACCATCACCGGCGAAGCGTCGCTCACGTTCAGCGACGCGACCGATACCATCACGCGCTCCTCTGGGTCATGGCTAGACGATGGCTTCCGTGTCGCCGATAGTGTGACGGTTGCTAGCAGCGTGGCGAACGACGGCACATTTACCGTGTCCGCCGTTACGGCCACCGTGCTCACCGTAGGCGCCGGCGATCTCTCTGACGAGGTGATTGGCGCTACCACTCCGACGATTTCCGCGGGGCAGACCAAGGCTGTTTGGATGGCCGCTATCGATGCGGAGTTTGCGACGATTGATGACTCTCCGCGCATTTCGCTAGGCGCCGGCCGCGCTCGAATCTACTCGCCCCTCACTCAGTGGTGGTATCGTAGGCCCGTTACCTGGCGTGATTCGATCCGCGCTTTTCAACATGATTTACAGACCACGCCATGGCGAAAGAGCGACGGCCCGACAGGCGACCTGCTGACGGACGCTGAGGGGAACCTGGTCGAGTGGGACGATTACGTGGATGGTGCCGCTGGAAGCGCCGCCCGATTCACCACGTATCGGACCTGGGCAAATGGCCCAGTTGGTGTCTTTATCGCGTTGTCGTTGACGCGAGCGCTAGATGCATCGAACCTGATTTACACGCACAATCAGGCGGTGGTTGACCTCGCGGTGAATCTCTGCCAGGTCGCGACCGAGGAAGTCGTTGGACGCTCGATCGTTCTAAACGATGACGGGACGGCCACGAAGGACTCGTTGTCGACGATTGAAATGGAGGTCAACTCCGCGCTCGACCTTGCGTTGCTGACCGACGTGAAAGGCGAGGGACCGCGCGCCAGCAAAGCGGTCTGGACTGCGAGTCGCGATGACATCCTCAATGTGCCAGAGGCCGTGATGACCGGCGTCCTAGAGCTGAATCTGCTCGGCACAATCCACACGATCAACACCACAGTCAAGGTGCTGTCCGGAGGGCAATAATGGCTACTAATGAATTTCCGATCTTCGACGGCGTAGCCCCTTCGTGGGCTGACCTCGTGTGCAAATTTCAGAAGAGCGGGCTCCCGCTCCTAGAGATGAAAGACATCAAGGAGATCAACACCGGCGCGACGCTCGAGATCGGCGAACAACGAGCGGGTGGCCGTGTCGTGCGGCGCACCACCGGCTCCCTCTCCACCGAATGCAGTGTGGCTCTCTACCGCGTTGGCTACCAGAAGTTGTTGCGCAACCTCAAGGCCGCGGCTCCGCTGGTCGGCAATCAGCGGATCATCTCGCGTGTCGTTTTCAACATTCAGTTTCAGTTTTCGATCGACGATGAAGACGACGTGTACGAGACCCGCATCAAAGGGTGCCGCCTCACCGGGCGAGATATCAACACCGCCGAGGGCACGGACGCGCTGGTCGTTCCTGTTAAATTGAGCACAATTCAGATCGCGGATGTGGTCGACGGAGAGGAGATCGTGTACGGTTAGGGTATGCCGACACGAGAAGAAATCCAAGCCCGCAGGGAAGCGCGGCGGGACGAACTGTCCGCCGCGCGGGAAGCCCAAGAGTTAGCCGACCTCGAAGTAATCGACTCTCTAGAGGAGCGGTATGGCGACTCGAACATCGCCGTATTGAAGGTGAATTTCGCGTTGGGACTGCCCGCCCTCGTGGCCGTCCGGACACCAAAGCCCGCCGAGATCAAGCGCTATCAGGACAAGATTCGCCCCTCTAAAAAAGGCGAGGTTGGCAATCTGGCGCAAGCCACCGAGCAAGTCGGGACGTCCTGCATGGTGTATCCGGCGCGCGAAGATCCGCTTCGTGAATCGTTGCTCGAACATCGCGCCGCGATGGCCGCGGTTATGGGTTTGGCGGCGCTCAAACTTTCGGAAGGAGCAGCGGAGGAGGAGGGAAAAGAGTAGCCGCGTCCGCCGCTGCTATGCGCCATGGCACCGGCCATTTGGCGCGAGGGTTGCTGGACGCGATCGGATCTGAGAATCCAACTGTGGAAGCGAAAGCCGCGGCGTTCCGCGTCGCGGCCGTGCTACAATTATTGGAGGGAGCTCTCTCTAATGGCTGACGTTCAGTACGCAATCGATATCGCGGCGAATCTGTCGGACGGCGATTCAACCGCTGCGCAACTGGACGCTATTGCGGACCGGCTGTCTGGCGCCGGCGCAAAGAGCGCGCAATTCGAGGATGCGATGTCGCGCGTGGCGCGTCAACTAGATGGCGCGCGCACGGCATCGGCTACCGCTAACGCTGCGCTCGGGCAGGGCAATCAGCGTTACGGCGAACTGGAGAGGGCGGCGAACAATGCGGCGCGTGCCGTCGAACGCGCCTCCCAGAAAGGCCCCGTCCCGGAGAGTGTTACCGCGCGCGCAGCGACAGCCAAAGCAGCGCTAGACAAGTATCGCGGGACACTGAGTCGGCTCGAAAGCGACGCGGAAACCGCGGCTGCCGCGCAAACGAAGCTCACTAAAACAATGGCGAATCTCGGTCGATTGCAGGGGAGGGTCAACGATCGCCTCGGTGATGCGGCCACCAAAGTGTCTACGTTCCGCGGCGCGTTAGGCGACGTCGGAGGTCCGATAGGTGAGCTAGGCGAGCGGCTACTATTCCCCGTGCAAGCGCTTGTAGATTTGCGGGAGCGGTTCGGCTCCGTGGTAGCGTTTTCTACGGTAGCCGTTATCGGATTTACTGCGGTCGCTGCTGCGGTCGTCGCCCTCACCGCAGCGTTCGTTGCGGGCGTAGTTGCGGTGGCCGCCTACGCCGTGAAACTCGGCGACGCTAGACGGAGCGCTGAGCTAGCAACGGAGGCGTTTGAGGCGCTCAACCCCGCGCTTAGCGGGCTGCCTTGGGCATCGCTGTCTAGAGATACGGGGCTAGCGACGGGCGATTTACAGGGGCTCGCCAAACAGTTGCGGGACGCGAAAGTCGCCGCTGCTGAATTGCCTGCCGCGCTAGAGGCAGCAGCGAAAGTTGAGTATGCCGCCGGCAAGGGCGCGGCTTCGGAATTTATAGCTGACCTCAAGCGAGGCCAGACATCGGTCCGTGAATTCTCTTCAACTGTCGAACGAGAATTCGGTTCGATTGTCGAGCGCAAAATGCTGAGTCTCGAGGCGCAAGGGTCGCGCCTCCAACAGAACATTGGGCGCCTTTTCGGCGGCCTCGACATCGAGCCGGTGTTGAAAGGCTTCCGCACGCTGGTCAATTTGTTCGACGAAAACACCGTCGCTGGTCGAACGATGAAGACGATGTTTGAGAAGATCTTCCAGCCGATCATTAACCAAGCGAGGATAGCAGCTTTCGTGGTCGAGGCGTTCTTCCTCGGGATTTTGATTGGTGCCGTGCGGATGTACATCGCACTGAAGCCCGCTATCGATCGCGTCCTAGAACTCATCGGGATAGACACCGAGGGATGGGCGCTGGAAGACGTGTTGCGCGGAATCGCTAAAGCCGGCGAGTACCTCGTGCCTTTCCTTGTTGGGCTGGTTACGGTCGTTGGCTTGGCGGCCACCGCAATCGGTGTGGTTATGGTCGGTGCGGTTACTGCGATGGTCACACCGCTCACCGCGGTGGCTGCCGTGATAGCGACGGTAGTCACGGCGCTAGGCGCGCTGGCTTACGCGGTAGGCTACGGCGTGGCAGCCGCGATCGATACCGCGAAAGGCGCGCTTAACTCGATTATCCCGGTGTTTACCAGCGTTGGCACCGCGATCGTAACGGGTATAGCCGCGGGCATTCGCGGCGGCGCTGGCATGGTAGTGAGCGCAATCACCGGTGTAGCCAACGGCGCCATTAGCGCAGCGAAACGGCAGCTCGGGATCGCCTCCCCATCGAAGGTTTTCGCCGAGATTGGCGAGGATACCACCGCCGGTTTCGCGGGCGGTGTCGAGGATACCGCGCCCGCAGCGACGGACGCGATGACGAACATGGTGGCCCCGACGCCAGCTGTCCAACGCGCAGCAAATCAAGGCGGCACGGGAGGCGCAACGCCAGCCGCGGGTGCTTCGATTTCGGGCAACACATTCGTGTTTAATGGCGTGGCGGACGCCGATGATGCCGAGGCGCGATTCACGGAGCTGTTCACGAAGCTACTCGAAGGCGACGCTTCCGCGTTGGCCGGGGGTACCGCATGAATCCGCATATGTTCCCGGACCTCTACAAGTCCATCTTCGTTGGGGTCGGCGCGTCCGCCATGCGGTCACCTGGTGTCGTGACCCTCTCCGGACACGACCGTACTCAGGAATGGGAGAAGAATAAAGCCAAGGGCCAGAAGGGATCGTCGTCCGTACATAACGGCTCACCGATCGGCGAGTTTCAGGCATCGTTCTTTTTGGCGAACGAGGAAGATCAAGCGGAATGGCCCGCGTTTAAAGCGAAGCTTGAGAGCACGATCAACGGGGAGAAAACTTTCGCGTTGCCGTGTTTTCACCCCGATCTCGGCGAAAACGGCTACACGGAAATCTCGCTTAGCAGTATGGGAGGGCGCGTCTGGGATAAGACGGGCGGATGCATAATCCTAGTGAAGCTAATCGAGTTCAAACCGCCGAAGCCACGATCGTCATCCACGGCTACGGCGAAGCCCTCCGGGAAAACGCCTGGCAAAGACACATATGATCCAAACGCGGCTACTAAACGCGAGCTCGCGGGGCTCCTAGCACAGGCGGATACGGTATGACACCAGCAACGATCAACGGCTCGCCGATCGCTAAACTGGTAGTTCAGATCCCGGCGTGCGGAGTGTGGTGGGCAGAGCTCGAGACGCAAGCAGAACTCGACCTGACACGTGGCGATAGCGCGGAGATTGTTATCGCCGACATCACGCTATACGGTACCGTGGTTAGTGGTGGTGACTACGCTGGCCGGGGCTTCTATCGCGTAGCGGCAGGCGAGGGGAGGTGGGGTACCGCCGTGGCAGCCAAGGGGTACGCGAGTAGCCTCGGTGTTTCCGCTTCTTTGGTCGTGTCGGACGTCGCCGCGGAGACTGGGGAGTCGTGTCCGGTGCGCCCCACGAATCGGCTTGGCGAACACTACGCCCGCACCGCGGGACCTGCCTCCCGGGTGTTGCACGACGTCGCCCCTTTGGGGTGGTATGTTGACTTCGGTGGGGTGACGCGATTCGGATTGCGCGCGGCGACGACATACGTTGGTACCGCGCCTCGAACACGAGTAGCCCCCGGGTCCGACGTGATAGAGGTGACGCCAGAGGAAGAAATCTCGACGCTGGTTCCTGGCGTTTCGATCGATGGGAGCGCGGCCGCGACCGATGTCGAGTACGCGTTGGACGACAGGCGTCTGACGGTGCGAGTCTATGCCGGCGAGTCGTGTTCGAGGCGTGCGAGCGCCTATCAAAAAATAGTCGAAGCGCTGGATCCGAGGCGCCTCTATCGCGGTACCTTTGAGTTTCGCGTCGTGACCCAGGTTGGGGAGCGGCTCAATTTGCAGCCGGTGCGGTCGGCGAACGGGCTGCCTGATCTGGCGCTCGTACCTACGCGATACGCGGCGGGTGTGCGTGCTACGCATGCGCTCGGGTCGCTGGTATTGGTGACGTTCGTCGACGCTGACCCCTCGCGACCGGTGGTGATTGGCGGTGACGCGCCCGACTCACCAGGGTGGATGCCGACGGCGCTATCGCTAGGCGAGGACCCGGTGCTAGGCGTGGCTAGGATTGGCGATGTCGCTGGTCCGTGGGCGATTGCTACTGGGTCCCTACGAGTAAAGGCAGGCCTCTGATGATGTCATCCGCTACATTGAAAGCAGCGATCAAAACTGCGATGATCGATGATTGCGGCGCGGTCGATAGCGACACGACCGACGATTTCGCGCAAGCGCTAGCGGTCGCGATCGTTGACCACATCACGACATACGCCGTGGTGCCGGCTGGCATCGCTGTTAATGTCGACCCGAACACGGGTATCGGCGCCACCACCGGCACGGGGACGGTGGCATGACGGTCGGGTACGGTCGAGAGACGTGGTGCTACGGCTCCTATCAGCCCGGTAGATTCGCTTCCGGATGGCAGGTACTAGCCCAGGCATTGTACCGCCGTCTGATCACGCCGCGCGGAACGTTGCGTGGTGAAGATGAGTCTACCTATGGTCTCGAGCTCGCCGGCTACATCGGCTCCGTCGGACTTGAGACGGCTACCGCGTTGTTGCCTGTGCTGATTCAGGCCGAATTCTTGAAAGATGATCGCGTTGAGTCCGTGTCTGCCAGTGTTTCGAGCGCAGCGGACGACACGATCGAGTTGGAGATCGAAGTGGTGCCGGTAGACGAGCTCGAAGATTTCACGTTGACGCTGGCAGTCTCGGACGTCGAGACTAGACTCCTAGGAGCGGTAGCCGCATGACGATCTCAATCAATACGCTTTTCACCGTCGAGACGGCCGATCGTATCCTGTCCACTGGGCTAGAGCTAGCGGCCGCGCTCGGCCTGACTCCAACGTCATGGCGGACAGGCGATCCTACCAAAGCGCTATTCAAATTCGTAGCGGAGGTATTGGCCGCACGTGACACAGTGTCCGCCAGGTATATCAAAGCTGGGTTTCTCTCGACCGCAACGGGTGATTGGAAGACGGTCGTTGCGGCAGAGGTGTATAACGTCACGCGGCAAGAAGCTACCTATGCGACGTCCACCATCACGGTCAACAACACTGGCGGAGGTCTCTACCCGTTAGAGCCGGGGGAGCTAACGGTACGCTCCTCGACGTCGGACAAGACGTACCACAACACCGCGTCGGTCACGATCAATCCGAGTGAGACCGGCGTAGAGATAGAGGTGGCTGCCGACGAAGCGGGGTCTGGTAGCTCCGCTGGCACGGACGAAATCGACGAGCTAGTGACGTCGCTCCTCGGCGTGGCGATCGTGTCATCCACCGTCGCAATCGGCGTGGATGAGCAGGACGACGACTCTCTTGAGGAGCAATGCCTCGACTCGCTGGGAGCGCTTTCGCCGAACGGTCCGCCAGACGCATACGAATACGTCGTGACTAACAGTGAGCTCACCGGCGTAACCGAGATCACCCGCGCCGCTACCGTGGCGGACAGCGATACGGGGGAGGTCACCGTGTTTGTTGCCGGTGCGGCTGGCGCCGTGTCGGGCGCGTCGGTTACGGCCGCGCAAACCGCGGTCGGGCTGTGGGCAGAACCGCTTACGATCGAGGCCACGGTATCCAATTCGACGGAGGTCGCTCAGGCCATAACAATGACGGTTTCTGGCGACGATATCCAAGCGACATACGCAGCGGATATCGAAGCGCTCCTCGCGATTCTCTTTAGCTCGGTAGCTATCAGCGGTCTGCTGTCTCGGTCCGCTATTATATCGCTGGCCCAAGTTTATCTGATCGAGGGCGGGGCTTCGCGGATCTCGGTAGCCCTCACCGTACCGGCGTCGAACGTCTCGCTAGACGATGGCGAGGTGGTCACGCTCGGCGCCGTGAGCGTGACGGAGGTCTAATGGCTACGCGGTTTCGACTTCTATATAAGTGGATGGTGCCAGGGTGGCTGTCAGTTGACGCCGGTGAGAAGGTCCTGCATACGATCTCGCTTTTGTTGGACGCTAGCGCTGAGCGTATGCGTCTGGGATTGATGGCACGATTCCCTCGGTTCGCCGGACCTAGCGCGTTAGCGTTGACCGGGCGTGGTCGGCTGATCTATCGAGGCCGGTCCGAGACCAACGAGCACTACGCGGCGCGATTGCGTGAGTGGCGCTCACCGCGGGGGCACCGGATCCGTGGCAACGCTTTCGGCTTGCTCGAGCAGATGGCGCAGTATTGGGGCGACGTAGTGACGAATGTCGCTACTATCGACACCCACGGGAAGATGAACTCTCGGGCGTCTGACGGCACGCTCACCCGCACCACAGGCAACGCCTGGGAATGGGATGCGGAGCCCGCCGCAAGCTGGTCACGCTTCTGGGCGATGGTCGAAAGCGCCGATGACTTTGAGCAGTCGCCGAATTTCGGAGACCCCGATTTGTGGGGAGGGGCGCTAGGGACGCCTGGATACACGGTTGGGATTGCGGGTAGCACGCCAGAGGATTGGGACGCTATGCGTCGGCTAGTCTATGGCAGCCATGTGTGGCGCCCGGCGGGGACCCATCCTATGTGGATCGTGGTGTCCTACGACACGGGGGATCTAGTGGCGCCCTATCAGGAGTATTGGCGGTGGTCAATCATCGTAGCGGGAACCGCGGTAGCTACACGTGATTCCGATTTTAGTTACGTTGCGCTTGACCGCGAACTGAACGCCTACGGGGGTGACCCGACGCGATGGGCGAACGATGTGACGATGCCTGACGCAACTACAGAGAGCGGGGACCCGACGAGTTTCCCGACGTCTACCACGCTCCCGAACGGCACCACATATGCGGGCAATCCCGCAAGTTTTCCTACTAGCGTGCAGCTGGTAGACGACGGAGATTTACCCCAATGACTGTTCAAGCCGCTAGTTTTAACGTCGCGTTCGAAGCTTTGCTAGACCGCACCGCATGCCTAGTCCCTGACGTCCAGACGTTTGAAAGCAGCGGTACGTGGACGAAGCCGACGCATGCGCTTTGGTGTGAGATTGTTGTGGTGGGGGGCGGTGGTGGGGGCGCGTCATACGCGGCGACAGTCAGTGGTGGGGGCGGTGCTGGTGGGGTTATCGCTAGGCGGCGTGTGATGGCGAGCGAGATGCCAGCGACGCTAACTGTTACGGTCGGTAGCGGAGGCGCGGGCGGCACAGGCAACGGAGGCAACGGCGTTGACGGCGGGGATTCGTCGGTGGCATCCGGCGATTTCCTGATTGGTGCGGGCGGCGGCGATGGCGGTGCAGCTGATATCGGCGGCGTGGGGACGACCGGCGCTAAACTCTCGGTGGACTACCAGGCGGACGGGGGTGACGGGAACACCGCGGGTGGCATCCCGGGGGGTGACGGAGGCGCAGGGCTTCATACGGCGGCGCCCGCGGGTGGAGCAACACCCGGCGGGAATCCAGGCGAGCCGGGATTGGGTTACGGTGCCGGTGGTAGCGGCTGTTACACGGGCCTGCCGAGCGGCGCGGGCGGTGGTGGCTGGGGGACGCAAGCGCTTGCCGGTAGCGGGGGTGACACGGGAGTTGGTGGCGGCGACGGCGCCGATGGCGTAGTGGTGATCACTACTTGGCGGGGGGTACCGATAACCTGACACATTCTACGTCTAGCACTACGCCATCGCCGGCCATGATGTCACACGGATCTGATGAGTGGTCATGGCCTAGCGCGTGGCCTATCTCGTGAGCGAGAATGATGTCCACGTCGCTCGCGAGGTCGGACGCAATCTGAATTCTCAGCGGAGAGCCGCGGCCGAGAATCCCCGGAGGTAGATCGTCTCGATACACTGGCGTGCCAGGGCATGAGAACTCTACGCCCCATAGGTCACGTGAGAATTGCGTCTCCACTTCGGAAAAGCTGGGTGCACAGAACGATCGTGGTCCGCCATCGTCCGCTGAGTTGTTTTCGCAGCCGACTAGCGCTAGTATCGCTATCAGGTAAAATCGTGTCATGAGTTGGTTAGACGCACTTCTAGGCCGGATATTCTCTAGTAGCACCGAGCTCGAGTTGCGTGGTGGCGTAAACTACACCGACGGCCTGACTGCTGTCGAGAATGTTGCGGAGAATCGGATCGATGTCGGGATTAGCGCGTCCCGAATCCTCGGTATCGGTGGGGTCTCGGTCACGGCCTCCGCGAATACTCCACTAACTGACGATGTGTGGGCGGAATACCTCGGCACTTTCACTCTCAATGCTGACTCGAGTCTCTGGACAATTGCGTCTAGTGGCCTCGGTCTAACTTGGGGAGGCACATCGTCGGCAGTGGTCATGGCATCCACGTCGCTAGACGTGAATCCTCCCTCGACCGGCAATCAATACCACCATAGTTTCGCGATTGACTCCACTCCGGAGGGGCATGACTACGGCGGCCAAACCTGGGGAGGCGTGCAAGACGAGCGCGCCTTCGTCCACATGACCAGAGTCGAGCCCGGGGAGCAGATCACGATCATGGTCCGCAACACATTCGACAATGATGACGTCACGCTAGATGGTGGGACGTTCATGGCGATGGCATTTTCGACAGGATGATTTCACATGGCAGACGCACCCGCACATCGAACTACCGACATCACGTCCGCCATTCATTGGGCGCAATATAGCAGCGGCGATTTCGGCGCTGAGATCTCGCTCGTGTGGGACCGGCGGTACCCCCGCGCGATCGTCATGCTAGAGGCCGGCGATCTCGAAGTGGATGACATCCACGGAAACGACGCGACCATCACCGGCCTTTGGCAGGGCTTCGAGCTTGTCGGACGCGCCGGCGCGATTCGGGCATCGCAAACAGCGGCGGTGTTGGTGGTCTGGTGAGGTACGCTCACGCAATAGCGCTCGGCATGGGCATGCGTCGGGGCGGCGGTGACCCTCTGGCAAGGTACGACCTCACGTCTCAGTGGACGTGGAATCAGGGTGTCACGCCGGCGTATGCGACGGTTTCGTCGGACGTGGAGAATGACTGGTCGCAATCGGGGTGCACCGCCACGCTAGTGAGCGGACGGTACGAGATTCGCTCGGATGACGGCACGACGAAATCTCGATGGGTAGTTGAGGTACCAGCGACATTCGCCACGCCACATGGGTGGACATTCGTGTTTCGCATTAAGGCGGGCACCCAGGGATGGGTCCGTGTCCGTGGGGACGGGACCAACGTCAATCTATGGGTCAATACTGCGACCGGTGCAGTAGGTACCGATAGCAGTCCTATCACTCCGGTCGTTACGGTCACGGACCTAGGTGGTGACGGGTACGAGGTATCCGTTGCTACACCGTCATCGTCTAGCACTGGTACCCTCTATCTGTTCCCGGCTATGGCGGACGCTACCGCGAATTCGAACCCGTCAGCAGGCAATGAGCTCCTCATGACCGTGTGGGGTATCTTGCCAAACATTCAGACCCGCGTCGCCGTGACGGCCGACCGCAAGCCCGCGGCGGTCCACCTCGGTCAAGTAGACATCGCGGAACAGCCTGGCCTAGATGCGGACGGCCAGGTATATGATGGGCTGGACGACATTCTGCAGGCGAGCTCGGCAAAATCGGAGTATGCCTATGCGCACCGTGACGGGACGATTTGCTTTGTTGCGGAAGTGCTCACCCAACCAACTGGGTCCACATACGTGATAGGGGACACTAATTCGGTCTCGACGTCAGTAGGTCTGATCATATTCGTCCCTGGGTATCGTCCCGACGCGCTAACAGTGCGAATCTTCAACGGTTCTGGCACGGATTCATATAGCGAGAACACTCCAGTTGGTTCGTTCGCGGTCGGCAAACGGGTGGTTGTGTTCTCGTTCGACGGCACGTCGGGCGCGTGCTGGATCAACGGAGTGGAGGTGTTCAATGTCCCAATCAGTTCGCCGACATCAGCGGCAGACTCAACGCTGGACTTTTATGTCGGCGCGCGTGCGACTGGTACAGTCGTGCCTCCCTTCATGAAAGTTCTAGAGGCCGGTCTGCGCAACGGCAGGCTGTCCGACGCTGACTCGCTCGGCCTGTGCCAGGCCTTGATGGCAAAATGGGGGGTCACATGAATCTGTACGCCGAGTTCCCAACGCTCGCTCAAGCGGTCGCCGTTCAGGCGATCGACGACGCTGAGTGCGGACTGCCGATAACGCACACGGGTAAAATCGGCGCACCTCCTCACGTCACTGGGTACTCGCTACACTACACGAGTCCCGTCGAACTCGAGTCACCAGCGCAGACTGTGTACCTAGTCCGACCAGGGCTAGCGGACGCGCCTGGGCTGACGCAGGGGCAAATACAGAGACTCGCAAACGCGAGGGCGTGGGATCCGAACTGGGTTGTTCCGGGGCACGGTGGTGTGCCTCCGGGTCAAGCAAAAAAGGAATAAATCGAAATGGAAGACACGATCAATATGTTGTTCACAAGTTGGGGAAAATGGTGGATTTTCGCGGGAGTGTGCGTCAGTTTGGCGATTCAGATCTGGCGTATAGTGAAGCCGCATGTCTGGGAGGATGTGTCCCCTCTGACTAGACGGATCATTCCGATCGTCGTCGCTGGCCTGGGTGCCGGCGCGGCCGCCGCGATCGCGGGGTGTGAGCCCTGGGAGATTGCGCGTGCCGTCCTGATGTCATGGGGCGCCGCTTTGGTGTCCGGCGATCTGCTGCAGATGATCTCCAAGCGCAAGGACGCCGCTAAAAAGATCTCGGTACTGACCCTGTTCCTGGTGATAGGCTGCTCCTCACAGAAGCCTCTCTGCCACCCGGATGTGCAGCCCCGCATTTGCGAGCATCTCGCTGTCGAGGCGGTGGTGCTGTACTGCCCAGACAACCCTGCGGAGTGCGCCGAGGCGCAACTTGCGCGTGAGATCTGCACGGCCGCGATCGAGTCGGAGTGCGGTCGTGAGCGATAGCTTTCGCGCCGCGGTAGTTCACGCCGCTACCGGCTACGTCGGGCGCGGCGTGTCTTGCTGCGCTGATGTCGCGCCTGCATACGACCCGAAGCGCACTGAATGGTGTGGCTGGTTCGTGCTCAAGTGTTGGCGCGACGTCGGCCTAACGACAAAAACATGGGGCCAGATCATGCGCCATGGCGCGATAGCCGGGTGGCTGCCGACGACTAGATCCCCCCTCCCGGGGGACATGGCGTACGTCCACAAACCAAACCAACACATGGCGGTGGTGACGAAAGTCGAAGGCAACACGATCTATACGGCCGACGGCAACTCTACCGGGGGCGTGGTGTGTACGTGGAAGCGGGATCGCCACGAATTCACGTGCTTCTATCGGATGCCGATTCCGTCCGCCGTCTCATTTTCGCCAGGAAAGATCGCGCCGGTGAAAGCGCCGTGCGAGTCGGTACGTGACGTTTGGCTCGCATATTCCGAGCCGCTCGAGAGCCGCGTGTCGTGGATGTATCTGGACGTTTTTGGGTACGTCACGACCGGCGTCGGGAACCTCATTGACACTGTGGAGCAGGCGCAACGACTCCCGTGGACGCTAGATGGCACCGTCGCTACTCCTGCCGAGATCGGTTACGAGTGGCATCGCGTCAAAGCCAAGGCGCCCGGCCAGATCGCGGCCAACTATCGCGGGAGGCTTCGGCTATCCGACACCGCCATTGACGCGATGGTGTGGCGACAATTCGACTTGAACGTCCGCATGCTGGTCGGGCGCTTCCCTGACTTCGCTGCCTGGCCGGCGGACGCGCAGCTCGGCATCATGTCGTTGGCGTGGGCGGTGGGCGCGGGTCTCACGGAGTGGCCGAAGTTTTGCGCAGCGTGCACGGGGCGAGATTGGCGGACGGCCGCCACAGAAAGCGTAATAAATTCGACGCGAAACAAGGGGGTCATCCCCCGCAACAACGCGCAGCGACGGCTGTTCGACAATGCCGCTGCTGTCGAATCTGCAATCGTGCCGCTAGACCCGACTGTGGTGTGGTGGCCCATGTCAATAGGAGTTCGGCATGAGTGACACGATACCCCCGCCCCCGCGGCCGCCTTCGTTTACGGCAGAAAAAATCAAAGCTTGGGGGGCCGCAATCGCGGCCGTCACTGGATTGATCATGGCGACTGGCACGGCAATAGCGACGTCCGCCGGCGCGTTCTCTCCGGACATGTCAGAGAACACGCGCGCCGTCCGTGAGCTCACGTCTACGGCGCAAGCGATCCAGCGATGGATCGAACGCCACGAGGACAAGCACGATACGTCCGACCAGCGCGCGCTTGACCGCGCCTACGAGGTTGATCGGCAGCTTGACCGCTTGGAGGCGACGCGCTAGCACCGCGCGATGCGATTCCTGTTTGCAGTTTTGGCGGTGCTATTGGTGTGGAGTTGCGGGCGTTCGGCGGACGCAACTCCACTCCGTGAGTCGATTCGCGAGGCACTATTTCGCGAGCCGGTGTCGGTGTATGACGCCGGTGAAGAGGGGCGCGAAGCGCGGCTGAATGAGGTCGCCACGGCGATCGATCTCGCGTCGGATGGTAAGCCGCTGCGCGCGGCGGTCCTGCTAGCGATTGGCAGACACGAAAGCGCGTGGGCTCGGTACGTCGGGGAGTGGTGCGAGGAGGTGCCAGACGGCGCGCCCGATTGCGACCGCGGGACGTCGCTGTCCTATTGGCAAATGAAACGGGTCACCTGTCCGAAAGGGTGGGCGACCCGAGACGTTCGTGTTTTCGCAACATGCGCCGACCGCATCTTCCGCGGAGCGGTCCGCCGTTGCAGCGGGCGGCATCCAATGGGCGATATCGCCGGCGGGTTCAGTGGCTATTGGAGCGCCGACTGTACCCGCGGCGTGCGAGATCGCGTCGCGTCCTACAGCGCTTTCCGAATCAGATTGATCCCCTCGAAATAGTCGTGCGTAAGCAGTTTGAATCCAGCTGCCTGCGGGTGTCCGCCGCCGCCGAGCGATTTGCAGATCGCACCAATATCGATGCCTTCACGTGAGCGCAGCGAGTAGGTCACGGCGTCTTCGTGGGTGATGTGGTTGAAAACGGCTACGACGTCCACACGTGGATTCGCATCTAGGATGCCGGTGCCGACGTTGCTCGTATGCTCCGGAGAGCACGACAGGTACGCCACGCGATCTCGAACCGCGTATTTCCGGAGGCGCACGATGTCGGACACGAAAGCCATGGCGCGCTCATGTAGACGGTGACCGACCTCAGTCATAGAGTCGGATAATAGCCATGCGCATCCTCGATCTAGGCGCGCTGAGAGGTACGGAAATCCGTACAGGAGTAGCGTTTGCTGCACTGCACATGCCTCATCCCAGTCTGGCGAATCGCGTTTCCAGAGGTCCCGTATGCCGACTAGCCGCGCTATTTCCTGAAATTCAGCCGGGCATTTCGCGACCGCGAATTGGTCTAGCACGATCTCGGCTCCGCATCGCGCGGTGTCCAGGATGCCAGGAAACTTCACGCCCGCGTTGGTGTGTGCGTGATGATCATATACTAGTACCCCCGCGTCAATGAACGCCTGTGCCTTCTCTGGCGGGGGCGACATGTCCGCGAAGATCGCGCCTAGCGTGACGGGCAAGTCGTGCCATTCTGGCGACCCGTATTGGACGAAGCGGACCACGCGGTCTGGGAGTACAGAGTGTAGGATCAAAGCGGACGCGATGCCATCCGCGCAATTGGCATGTGTTACGATCATAGCTGTTCCTTTCGTCGTGTGATGTCGTGTTGCAGGATCATTAACGCCCGCGCCACAACGTGAGCGGCCACCATGTGATTGGTGTCCTCGTCGACCGTGATGTCGTCTCCCTCGATCTTTTCGAGGTGGGCGAGCAAGTGTTCCCATAGCTCGTCTCGCGATAGCTTGAGCCACCGAGGGCCCTCCCTAACGTCGTCGCTAACGCCTAGCGATAGCAAGTTTACGACTTCGCCGAACGCCTCGAATAAGCCAGACGCCTCTTCAACACATAGAATCGATCGCCTCATATACTAGTTCCGTGTCACGCAACGCCCTCGCGTAGCGTGCCTTTCCTGCTTTGGTGGTTGGTGTGTACGAGCCCAGCCAAGCGTATTGATACGTAAGCCAACGAAGACAACGCTCCTCGTCACGTGGTGAAATCGGAGCGTGAATCTTTTCGTGGGCGCGCCGGATGGCCTCCCCATCAATGTCGGCGAGGGTACAGTTTCGCCGTAGGATGCGGCACGCTAGCCCGGTGGTGCCGGACCCGCATGTCGGGTCAACAACATGCTCCCCTTCGTCGGAGAACCACGAGACCAGGGACAGCATGATGTCGAGCGGTTTCTCGCACGAAAACTTGTCCTCCCCGCGCAGCGATTTCGAGTCGAAATGCGTGAGCGACCCCGGGCCACTCCAACGTTTGGCGCCCGGGGGGTGGAATACCGATACGAGCTCCGCTCCTGATGGCGGACGGTCACCGGATAGTTGTGGCTGAGACCATCGCGCCCATGGGACCGAGCGAATGTACTCGCCCGGCATCACGGCCCGCCATATGTGCCCGGATTCCATATCCGAAAACACCACCGACCAGCGCCGCGTTCGACTGGCGAGATCGGCAATCGACCAAAGTGTGTGCTCGTTTAGCGAACCGAATCCGAGGTCGCGTTTCCGCACCCCCGCGCCGTCAGTGCCGTTCGACGTCGCTTTCACGTGCACCTGATCACGATATGGCGGGTCGCAGATCAGCGCGTCGAACGTACCTGCGACGGAAGCGGCTTGCGCTTGCGTAACGCTGATCATGAGCAGGGCCTCCAGACCAATCGCGCGTCGCACTGAGGCGCTGAATCGACGCACGTATTAGATTCGTGTAGCGGGTGATGCCACGTTTCGATGCGCGTCAGCCAGCAACATCGACGGGCGATGTGGTTGGTGTAGATAGCCACCCACGGATGGGGGTCGCAGTGCTTCATTTGAACTTCACTCTGCCCCTCCACACGAGGCCTATGGCCACCGCGTCTAAACGGTTGTGTATGGTACTGCCGACGTAGGCGTCGTAGCCCGGCGGCCAGCGTTTCGAAGCGCCGCGTTGTACCGCGGTCTCGATTTTCATAAGCGTTTTTGAGCCTCCTAGGAGCGCCCGTTCGGCGGGCGTCAACACGTCCCACATCCGCTTGTGGGTGACTGGTTTCGGGAGCGATCCCTTCCACTCTCGAGGCAATAGCTCGACTGTGGTGGCGTCGTGATACGCTGCGATACCGCCCGCTAGCAACGCACCATACCACGCTAGATCGATAACGGAAGAGGCGTCCGACATGCACCGCGAGTCCCACTGGGGACGTTCGACGACTACGGTTTGTACGCCAGAAAAGCGCCCGTCATACGGCGGACGCATGACATCGTGACCAGTGAAGCGTTCGCCGTCGAACAGCGCTATAGCGCACCCACCAGAGCGTTTCGAATAGCCGGGATCGATAATGACCGCCGTCATAGGTATTCCTTGAATTCTTGTAGCACGCCATACGCAGAGCGGATCTTGTCCGCCGGGCGCGAGAAGTCCGCCGGCCGCAAACCTAGGTCAAACGATAGGCGTGCTAGCGCTATGACGGTGGTCATATCGAACACCTTCGACGATAGGCGCGCGGCGAACAGGGGGAGGTGCTCCCGGCACCACGCGAGCTCGAAATGCGGAGAAAAGCCAGCAAGCTGCATACGCCCCCTAGGGCACAGATCCGAAGCGTACCCTGCTAGGAACTCGTCGGCTTCCGCGCGCGTGGTGTCGGACGCCTCGACGTCGCGCCATAGCCCGGAGCCAGTGTGCATGCGCATCACGACCGAGGCGATCTCCACCTCCGACGCTAGGCTAGAGGGGTGGTGGATGGTGAGCACCACCGGGTCGGTGCTCGCATCAGGCGTGACTGCGATCTCTAGCAGCTTGCCGGTGAATTGGTCGAGCCCGGTGGTGGCGATTGCACACCACAGAAATGGCGCTTTCATCGCAGCCCCCATGCAATAGCGAGGATAAAAGCTAATACCATCGCTATCGATAATACGCAATCCAACCTAATCATCGTCCGGCAAAGGGAAGCTATACGTTTCTGCTCGGCTTCGACTTCGTCTAACCTACTCATGTTGTTGCTCCTGATTGATGCCTAGGTGGCCGTGTTCGCTTGGCCTCATTTTCGGTATCTCTCCTTTTCGTAGCCGTCCGCACCAAGTGGAAAATCGGCGGCCCATTCGGGCGGGGTGGTCATGATGTGTTGCAACTCTCCCGCCGCGTCCGCCGCGGCATCCCGCGGGACGTCACACACGATTTCGTCGTGGACGTGCATGACAGGATTCAGTCCCGCGGCCTCGGCACGTAGCAAAGCGTCCGCTAGCAGATCGCGGCACAGCCCCTGAATCGCGTTCTCGACCAGCTTCCCGCCGTAGGTGTGGTCAGTGTGCCGCGCGCCGTCAAACGCTAGGCTACCGTCGGACGTCAGCCGCGCGCCGGGGTATACGATAGGGCGCCCGGAGGGGAGGAAGCAAGCCACGGAATCCACGTCGTCCGACGGGCAAAACTCGAAACACGAAACGCGCCGCGAGCCGCCGCGTTCGACGACGTAGCGAAACGCCCGCTGACATGCATACCAGAGGTCAACGATCGGCTTGTGGATTTTGCGCCACGCTTTCACGATCTCCCGTGTGTCCACTCCCGTGAGGTCGAGCTGGTAGATAGCCGCGATCGACTCGAACGCGCCCGGGCCGCCTTGGTAGCCGCACGCTAACTCGGCGCATTTTCCGATCTGGCGCTGCGCCTTCGTCACGGCGTCGTACCGCACCCCAAATATGCGCGATGCGGTGACCTTGTAGACATCAGCGTCCGATGCGAATACCGCGAGCGCATCGTCGTCGCCGGCGGCCCATGCCGTGGCAACGGCCTCGACTGAGGAGAAATCGCGGACGACTAGGACGTTGCCCGGCGATGCCGTGAGCGTCGGTCGGATAAGGAATGACACCTCTTCAGAGTCGAGGTCGTCTAGCGCTAGCGCCCGGGCCACGTAGGCGTCGATATCCGCATCCTCGAGACGCTTTGGCGGACGCGGTAGGTTCTGTGTTTGCAGACCGCGGCCACTCCATCGCCCGGTATGCGCGCCGTAGTATCGGTGGATGTCGCGTAGTCTCGAGTCGTTGCCAGCGAGCGTGAAGCCGGCGATCAATTTGCCGGACGTGATGGTGGTGATAGCGCGTCGGACGCGCGCTAGTGGGTGATCTAGCGCGTCAACTGTGCCCTTCTGAGCGTTAGGGGCACCGGTGATCTCGCAGAATTGTTTCGGTGACCGCGCTGCTTTCTCGGTGGTATCGTGGCCCCACCCTAACGCGCGGGCTGCGCGATCAATCTCGCGTTCCGCGATGCGATCATCTAGCTCGAGTAGCGCCGATGCTAGCTCGGTGTCGAAATGAATGCCTCGGTCATTGATGAGTGCGTCTAACTCCTCGACATCAGCGTCCACGGTCGCCCACTCCTCTAGCGCGGGCCATGCTTTTCTCATGATTTCGACGTCCGATTCACAGTAGGCGACGACGCGATCGAGGTCTTCGTTCGTGATACTTTTTTGGATGCCAACGGCCGCTTTCTGGAGTACCGTCATACGTTTCCAGGTTTCAGAGTCCACGTAGTTCGGATCGCGTTTCGGCGGCTTTCGCACCGTTGACAGCCCCCGCACGAAACGCGACCCCTCGCGGTCTTTTGGCGTGTCGTACCACCGCGTGCCAAGCTCGTCTAACGCGCCGGGGAGGCCGGCTTTGCGAGCGAATTGGGAGGTATCCACGTAACCCGCGGCGCCGAATTCGTAGCGGTCGCATGCAAAGCGGTCGAAGCCGTGCATGTTGTGAGCAGCCAACACGCGCCCGCGGTGCGGCCACAATTCGCCAGGCAGCCACGTCCCGCGGCGCCCGTCGGAGACGTCGTACCACGAGCAACATAACGCCTCAGAGAAAGGCTCCTCCCAATATCGCCGGCCTCCCCACTGTTTGATGGGGACGCGCGACCGGCTTTCGAAGTCCAGGAGTATCATTTCCGGTGCACGACCTTCGAGTGGGCGCCATTTATGCAGATGACTCGCGAGTCCCAAATGCGGTAGTAGTACGTTCTGTAGGAACGGTTCAGCTGTGCGTCAACTTCCTTGCTCGTGGCGAGCGTGCCTGGCTGGCACGCAACCGCTGCGCTGTAGTACGCGGCTTGCCAAGTCGTGATGGCCGCGGCCGTGAGAACTAGCGCCACGATGCCAGCAACGATGGTGACCATGGTCCTATCGCGATCTCGTTGCGCGTCCGCCACGCCTGCCTGAATTTTCGTTTTCGCGTCGGCCAACTCCGATCGATATTTCTCAGCCAGACCCCTGAGCCTATCAGCTTCGTCTCTTAGGTATTCGTCTGTCGCCGCATCTCTGTATGCCATAAGATTCCCATTTCTCAATCAGGTTAGCCACCAACCAATCAGCGCGGTCCCCCCGCGCTATCACGCGCCCGCGGGCGACTGCCTTCAGTCGCCCACGGCTTCGCCGCACGTGGCCTATCGTGACCCGGGCGAAGCCGTCATCCGCAATGACGGCACCCGTACCCGCGTCGTACCGGTACGTTACGCCGTCACTCGACACGCTAGTCCTGCTCCTCGTCTGGCACGACGAACCACTCGAATTCTCGGTAGAAATCGCCGTCGTCACGCTCTTTCCCGCGCGTGACAATCACGTCCACAAGCCGATCGTCTATGTTGTCCCCGTCCGCGAGCCCGACGCAAGCGTCGATGAACATGCCATCACCACCGAGCTCGACATTGTAAGCGTCGAACGCTTCCTCAGCGCCCCTGACTGTCTCCTTGCGTTCGGCCGCCGAGAGACTGTCGCGCTCCTCTAGTGTGAGTCCGTATCCGGCGGCGGACATCACGAATCGTTTGACGCGCGACAATCCCGACGTCGCCCCGGAGCCGGACGTCACCTGAATCATGACGTTCTCGTCGCCTTCTCTCGACGTGCCATCAATCACGTCCACCACCTTGAGAGTGGCTTTGAACGAGTCGTTCCCGCTTCCCGGATTGTGCCCCTCGACACAACCGAGGACGCGGACGCGGTATTGCCCGGGATCAAGCATCGGCGGCCGCTCTTGTGCGGCCTGGACTCCGCTGTAACGCGAACGTCGTTGCGCGGGGGTGGCTTTTTTAGCTGTCTTTTTGAATGATGCCATGGTCATGTCCTTCTTGCCCAGCGTTGCCCGCCGGGCGGTTTCACGCGCTCAATTTTCGCGCGTAGGATCTTCTGCGTGAGGGACTCGCGGGCCTTGATCCCGCGAGCCTCCGCGAGCGCGGCGTCGAACGCATCGAACGTCCCGCCGCTAGCCATCAGGATGTCTACTACGACCTCCTCTAGCGCGCCTCGGCGGTGGCTACGCCCGAAGATTTGCTCAAGCCATTTCGCCGATTGCGGTGGCATGACCAACAGCTGGCGCGGCCACGCCTGAAGGTTGAATCCCTTCTTATTCGCGTTCCAAGACGCGATCATATTTCGTCCGACGGGCGCAACGTGAAGCGCCGAACCGTCGGCGCTTTTCCCTCCGGGACCGTAGTATCGGAGGCGCGCCAGCCGCGCTAGCTCCGGCCCGAAGTGCGCCGAGCCGCACCACACGATACCGGGCTCGTCTATCTCCCGGAGCCAATCGAGCGCGGACTTGATCGTCGCGTCACTAATCCACTCCGCTCGTGTGTGTTTGCGCTCGTCATACAATTCGCGACAAGACTGCCACTCGATAACCTCCGGCGCTTCTGGGTATCTCCGTAGCACCTGTAGCTCGGTGTCTAGCGGGTTGTGTGAGCGGGTCGAGTTATCGATCATCCGCCGCACGAAGCGGGCGACATTTCGCCGCGCGTCTCGCCATCGGTCAGGCGGGGGAGGGTCCCAATACGTGTAGAGACCGCACCCGAGTTGCCCATCTAGACGCCACCTCGATAGTGGGTCGGATACGACCATGCCACCGGGCGTTTCGAACGTCGTGTAAAACCGCTCGAACGCATCGTCAATCGCGGGGCACTCGCGCGCCAGCCTCTGGCGGACGCGCAGCGGCGCCGAACACGAGTCGAAATCGTTGATGAGCACGCCAGGCGTTTCGCGTAACCGCTTGGCGAACCACGCGCGTGCGGCTTTCTGGGTGGCTCCTAGCGGACCGGGGCGCGGCACGCGCATGTTGCGCCGGTCGTCAAGGACGAACGCCCACATTTGCGCCTCGGATTTGATGAGGGGCACGGGTGCCAGGTCGCCGAGCGTCCAACACAGCAGGTGCCAGTAGTTCAGGATTGACTTGCGGGAGGGAGTGCCCGACATAGCCATGACCCTCACGTCCGCCTCGCGTATGTATCTGTCTAGACGCCTAGTCATACTGGACTCGGGGTTTGATAGATCGTCAGACTCATCTATGATGATCGTATCCGGCTTGTATGACGCCACTAGTAGCGGGTCGCGTTGCAGCTCGTGGAATGACACGGTGCGCATGACGCCCGTCGGGCGTCGCCAAACGCCCTGATATGCCGAGAAATCCGATAGCGTCTTGTCTTTCAGCGACGCGGGTACCACGATGAGTGACCGCGCCGACTCGACCGCGATAGGCGCCAGATAGGACACGAGCGTCTTCCCTGAGCCGACCGGGGCGAACCACATGAGGCCTTCGAGATCCATCCACTCGGCAAGCGCCTGGCCTTGCCATGGGAGCAGCGCAGCATCGCTACCCGTCAGCCGCATCAGGGGAGAAAGCACGGTCGCCCACGCCTGGGCATCGGGTACCGACGGGACACGACAAGGGAGCGCCGCTACCCGATCGTACTCCACGGAGTGGGCGACCGCGAAAGTCATACTTCGAGCGCCGCTCGCAAGGCGTTTTTGAGCTCGGCGATCTCTTCGGAGGTGGCGAGGAGAATCGCTTCTTTCTCCGCGATCTGCTGCGCTAGATCGACGAGCGATGTCTGCGCGGTCTCGGCTTTTTTGGGCGGCTTTCGTTTTCGGTCACGCTTCGGGGGAGGCGTGGTTGCGGGGGCTTCCGTGGTGTCGGCCTCTTCAGGGGAGAGGTCGACCTGTTGCGCTCGGACGCGCGCCTGCTGTTCCTTGACGTGTGCGGGGATTGCCATCGATCGTGTGCTCCTTTCGTGAGCTTGTATTCGCGCCCCCAACGAGCGTCTGACGTCGCAGGGATTGCGGTAGTATTCACATCCGCCATAGTCGGCGCACGCGGCGGGATTGCACGGTGCGTCGGCGGATGATGTGAGCGTGTCTAGGTGTTTCGCGAGCGCCGCCGGGGCCTCTAGATTGTGGTAAGCGCACTCGACGCCAACCACGAAATCAACCGGCGCTGCGCGTCTAGACTTTTTAGTCTCCATGTAGACCCATCGGCATGGGACCGAAGCGACGTCGAAGCGTCGCGCGTAGTCTATCGCGTATATGTTGGCTTGGATGTCGCCTGCTAGCGTCGTTGCGGCCGGCATGTATTTCGCGATGCTGGCGCTCGTTTTGTAGTCATACAGGGCCACTGACGAGTCGAGGTTGGACGACTGCAGATCCACGAACCCACCCCATAACACGCCGTGGATCTCTAGCGCGGTTGGGACGCGCTCACCCTCGATTGGGACGTCGCCGATCGGCAGTTCGGGGTGCAGCCAATCGACCCGCTTTGGCAGGTAGCTCATGCCGGACGCGGCGATCTGACCAGGTAGATCCGACCAGTCGACTTCCTCGGGCCGATAGTGCGACTCGAGGAGCGCGTGCACAGCTTTACCGAGTCCTAGCGATCGCTGTCTAGACGTCGCGTTAGGTGAGTCCCAGGGGACCTCGGGCTCGACTAGCTCGTCTATGTAGCGGTAGGCCCAAGCGCGATGACATCGCATGCCCAGGCGTATGCTAGACGCTGAATGATATTTACGTGGCATCGGCCTCACCACGGTCGGCCAGGATCTCAGCGACGAAATCCTCAGGCGAACATAGACCGTTGACGGCGTGAACCGTAGTGATGCCGTGACGCTGGACTTCTAGGTAGCATGCGCGGGCCTGCCACTGAATGCTATCGAAGTCCGCATCGAGTAGCCTTGCTGTTACCCCGCCGAGGAATCTCGGCGCCCAAGTCAAATCCACTCTCATGTGCACTCCTCTATGTACATACGCAACGTGTCTCGCATGCGCGGGCTTTCGAAATCCTCCCCATGTAGCGGCGTCAGATCAACGACGGGTCGTCCGAAGGATTCGCGTAGCATCCCCGACGAAATCGACGGGCCGCACAGCAACACGACGTCGCATCGCCGGGCCACCGCGATGTCGATCGCTAGCCCCTCTTCACGTCGCGATTCGTCCCACATTTCGCAAAGCGTGATCCATGGGGCGATGGGGGCGATGCCTCCAAGAGAGGCGATTAGCGAAACGTACCGCTTGGCGGACGTGAGATCGGAGCGGTCACCGCCGTATTGGTGTGCGATGTACGCGACGATCATTTGCGCTTCACCACAAGCGTCCCGAACGGCTCACGCCATTCGTCGGGCTCGACTGTAGTGAGGGTCCCTGCGGACGTCAGCCATACCGGGCCGAGGTCTAGATCTGCGGTGTTTAGCCCCGTGATGGATCCCTCGACCGTTACGAGTGTTGCCAACGCGATTCGTTTCATGTCAGTCATCAAAACTTCCTCATGACGACCGCCATGCGGCCGTCGGTGCCCCTCATATACATCAAGCGTTCCCCGAGAAAATACTCGGCTGCCTCAGTGAACGCGAGTGCATCCGACACGAAGCTTGGATCCATCCGTGAGGGGCTGTTTCCTGCGCGCTGAATGCTCATTTCCGCGTACTCTAGCGATGTCTTGAGCGCTTCTACATCCCCTCGCCACCCCGTGACCAGTGTCGCGTCGGCCTCGGCCAGGATATGATCTAGCCCACGTATATGGGGGAATTGCGTCCGTATCGTGGCCATCGACGCCGGGCATGGCCTCATGTGTAGCCGGTAGCCGTCGGTGGCCACCTCATACGCGACGCGGACATGTCTGTACAGATGGGACTGGGCTTGCCAATGGCCTTCCTCGGCGCGCAGCGCGCGATAGAACGATTCGTTCATAGTCACTGGCCGCCCACCCATAGTGCGATCGCGGTCCCGCGTCGGTCGCATGCCACCACGCGACCTCTGTATTTGGCGCTCTCGAGAAGAGCCGAATCGAGATCGAAATGTACGATCGTGGCTACGCGATGATCGATCGCGATCGCTCCCTCGCGTGGCGCCTCATCCCCGCCATATGCGACGCGCTCCCTCGTTGCCTCGCACGGGTCGGAGCCGTGCAAAACGATCTTGTAGTACGCCGCGGCGGAAGGCGGACGGATGCCTCCGGCCTCGGCCCCCGGCGGTGCCGTATCGTGTCGTGTCATGGGAGGAGCACTATGCGTGACCGGGGCAATGCGCGCAACCGGAAACGATGTCTAGATTAGGTTGCTCGGTGCCACGGCGTGGGTGCCGTGGTAAACCGGTAGGACGCCCCCCGGACACGATACAGGGGACGCCCACACCAGAGACAGCAGCGTATCATGACACGACACGAGACACCATGCCCCCTATGCGGGGGCGCCATTCTCCCTGGAAGAGCCGAGAAATACGGCGGTCTATGCATCCGGTGTTGGGTATGGCTCTATAGGCGGCGGTCCTGACCGTGCGAGTCACGGTACTAGACGATCCAAAAACCGTCCCTGGCATGGTCGCTCACCGCGGGGTGAGGTCCGTGACAATCAAGGACGCGCTCGCTGCGCGATGGCAGACAGACGCGCATTTCACTGCCTACGAGCCGATCGAATTGCGCGTCAACGGAGGCGACGCTACCACGCTAGTCCGCGCGCGAATGCACGGCGCGGTGAACGACGACCGCACCGTGTATAACGTGGACGGCGCGCGTATGACGATGCGGCTCCTGGTCGGGGACGTGGATGACGTGGACGCCCACAGAAGCGGAGCGGAGGCGTCCGACGAATGGCGTGCCGATTTCGAGGAGCGCGTGGCGGACGCGGACTTGCTTTGGTACCACACCCGCGGCGGGGCGCGGGTGCTGGCACCGTTGCGGGAGCCGTTCGAGATCACGGCACCGGAGCACGCAGCGGAGTGGCGAGCGCGTTATCTGGCGTGGGCGTCCGACGTGTGGGAGGCGCACGGAATCGAACTAGACACGACGTGCGCCGACCCAACGCGAGTGTTTCGGTTGCCTGCCACGGACCGCTATCAGGGCACGCCGCACGGGAGCTGGTGTGCCGTGTCGCTACCGGAGGCACGCGAGGGAGCGCGAAGGGAAGAGGCGTGCCTACCGTCGGCGCCACGCCTCGATCCGGAGGCGCCGCAACGCGCCATGCTCGGGGGCATCCTCGGTGCGATCGGCGACTGGGAAGACTACGCCGGCCGCAAACACGCGCTCGTGGGAGCGATCGCAGGGTATCTCCGCAAGGTCGGCGCGCGTGCGGACGATTGCGAATGGTTGATACGCACTTGGCTGGCAGACGCACCGGCTTCTGTTGACGTGGATGCCGGCGTCCGGTGGGCGCGCAAAACGTGGGAGCGCGACCCCGAAGAAGTGTCTGGCGCGGTTGCGCTAGAAGCGATTGTGGGGGCGGATATCGCAGGGGCGATCTACGCATCAACTGGGATCGCGAAACACGCGCGACGCGCTGAGAGCGCACTCGCCGCGCCGGTCGAATCGGGGTGGGCGTTCGAAAGCTTCACGGCGCCGGAGGAGCCTATCGGGTACGTCGTACCTGGTCTATGCCTAGCCCCATCGAAGGGGAAGATTTCGCTGATAGCCGGACTAGCGGGAGCAGGAAAAGGCCCGCTCGCGGGGCACATCGCGGCATGCATTGCTTTGGGGGAGCCGGTGCTAGGCACACATGACGTGACTCCCGCGAGGGTGTTGCTCCTCGACTTCGAGGGGGTGCGGCTGACCATGCGGCGCCTCCGACGGATCGTCGCCAGCATCGGGCGGGAGGTCACGGAGCTAGACGGTCGGCTCCTCGTGTATGACGCCAGTCATGTCTGCGATACGACCGAGGAGGTGTGGCTAGACGAGCTCACCGCGGTGGTGCGAGCCAACGACGTAGGCGTGATTGTAGTAGACTCCTACACGACGGCCATGCTGGGCTCGGGAGTCGATTACAACTCACCGGAATTCGCACTATTGGCCCGGGCTTTGGGGCAGCTTGACAGGCTGGTGATATGTGTGGCCCATGCATCGAAAGCCAACCGCGATGGGCAACCGCGGCTGGCAGACATAGCGGGTTCCTCCGCGTTGGGGGCGCTAGCACAGACCGCGATCGTGCTGAGCTATCCGGATGCCGACGACCGTTACCGAGTGCGAGTCGGCTGCGCACGCGCCCCGGAGCGAAGGTTCGAGGCGTTCGATTTGCAGTGGACGGACGGCGATGCCGGCGAGCTACATGCGACGATCGTCGAGGCTACGTCGCCAGCCGCGCCAGTCGCGTCCACCAAGCGGGAGACACATAACGCGGCACGGGGGGCAGGGGAGAGGATCGTGCGGAGGCTCCGGGTGGATGGCGTGGCGACACGAACGGAGCTACGTGCGGTGGGTGGGGAGGGGTCGGCCGCGGCGGACCGGGCGCTGGCACTGCTGTCCGACGCGGGCCTGGTCTCGAGCGTGGCGGGTCACTACGAGCTCACGCCGACGGGAGCGGCCGCGGGGGCAGCGACGGTTGCCTCGGCACTCGGAAGCGTGGCGGGTTACACGCGCAAATAAAAAGCGCCCACTGCCGAGAGAACAGCGGGCGCCGAGGAGGTGCGAACGAGGCGAGGCTACTCGGGATCGTGGGCAGGCGCAAATCCTTTCTCGAGAATCGCGTCTACATAGACGGCGAGTTCATCCCCGCCCCCCGCGTGCGACGAAGGTCTCCGCTTCAGCATCCGCCGCGGCCACCTCCTCTGGTGTCGCGACACTTAGGCTGCCGTAGCCGCTCACCGAGTAGCCGATGAGCTGTAGAAGCTGAGCGTAGTCATCCTCACTGTACTCCCCGTGCGCGACTGCCACGCTCAGCTGGTGTAGGTCCGTCCGAGAAGTGTTCAGCAGGTGACGCACGATCGCGTTTTCGCGAAAGCGGACGATACCGTCATCCGCCATGACGACGGGCTGGCGCGGATGCCTCACAGCTCCCTCACATGTGCTAGCAGGCGCTCGGCCTCGGCGAGGGAGGCACGCGCAGCGACGACGGCGCGCTCGGCGATGGCGAGTAGCGTGTCCACTGGCGTGTCGGCGATCGGCCTGAGCGCCTCGAGACCAGTAGCGTCGGCGAGCAAAAGCAGTGCCGACACGTTGCCCGCCAGCCGCGCCCGCGCGGCTCGTTTTCCCGAGGTGTCAGCCTCGGGGAGCGCGTCGGATGCCGCGCGTAGCCGCGCTAGCGCACCGGCGTGCTCACCCGGGAGCGCGGCGAGAGCCATGGCGTAGGCGTCGGCCGCGTCGAAATAGGTTTCCCACCAAGCATCGGCATCATCTAGCGCCGATGCCTTGGCACGGGCGATGGCCGCGCGTTGCTGCGCGGTATCGAATGCTGTGCGGGCGATTCGCGCGGCTCGGCCATGCGCGATGGTCGGAGTGGATACCCACTCGGATACCGCGTCCCACGCGGCTTGTGCGGCGCGGTCCCTAGCTCGGCGCGCGGCGGCATAGTTGCTTCTCTGTGTCATGTCGTGTCTCCTGACGAGGTGGCAGCCTGGTCCCGCCGGCGGGGGGTGTGGTTTTGCCCGGCTTCGTCGTGAGACCGAATGCCTAAGGGCAAATACCACACATCCCTCCCCCTGTCAAGCGCTAGCCCCCTTTCGGGGGGCGCGCGTGAGTCGGGTGTCCGCGGGCCGGCGGCATGCCACTGATGCGGCGTGATTAAAAGTGTCGTAGCGTTAGTTTTTGGGGCCCCAGTAGTCTAGGAATATCTCGCTGGTCACGAGGTCCAGTGTGACCCGCAGCGCTGGCAGTGGCCTGCTACCGCCAGACGTCACCACCGCAGGCCGGGCGTCGAACCCAATAGGCAGGTCGATGCTCTCCGCAATGTCGGCAGCCACCGCCGCGGCGCTGAGGAGCGGCGCCTCGTATTCGAGCTGGCGCACAGTCGCGCTTCGGATGTGCGCAAGCCCGCGGCTGTGGAGCACGGCCTCGGCTGCCGCGCGGATCGCGGTAACGTGACTGCCGGCATGACAGCCGAGCGCAATTAGGCGACGGTTGCGCTCGGTGGTCGCCCGCTCGGATCGCTCTAGTCGGAGTACCTCAGCCTCCGTGACGTTGACGACCCGCAGAGTGCGGGTCGTCCCATCGGGGAGGAGTGCCGTGACGCTGGCCTCCCCGCAGTTGCCGCGGAGCATTAGCGCGCCGATGGCCTCGACCTGGGCTTCGGTCAGCTCGATCGTGGCTAGTTTGGTCATGTGTATCTCTCCTAAAGATGCGCTGAGGTGGTAGATTGCCGGCAGTCGAGCTCCTCCGGCCAGAAGCCGAGTCGCTCTAGCCCCGAGTGTCCGTCCGCCGACATCAGCTCAGCGAGGAAGATGAACCGATTGCAGACCCGAATTGGTCCGCTAATCCACCACCCACTATCGTCTAGATATAGCTGAGTGTCGGACGTGTGAGCTAGCCAAAACGGTCGCGAGTCGTCACGGACGCTAGGCGGCCACGTGATACCTAGCGGCTCTGCGCGGAGCGCGGCTAGCGCGCCTCCGCGCAGAAACTCCGCATGCGGACGCACGGGCCTGCATTGGTACCGCGGCATGACACCACCTGGGTGCCAGTACCCATCTTGGCATGGGTCGGTGTCGTCGCGAGGACGGACGACAGACTCGATGGGTCCGACCCACCGCACGCCCTCGATACTCCGGATGCGTTCCGGGAGTCGGCTAGGCGTCATGGCGGCGGGCGTCGTATTTACCCGGCGCCTACCTGGGATAATCACGTCCGCTCCTGCATGAGGAGCGTCACGATCTCGGTCACCGCGGCCTGCACCGCGGCGAATCCGCTAGCGGTGCAGGAGACGAGGCATTCGTCTCTGGCGTCGGTCAACGGCTGTGGGCGCTTGTCCGCCGGTATGGCAGACAGGATCCCGCCTAGCGCCAGCCTGAGTAGAGCCTCTCCCGCGGGGGTCCGCAGAAACGCGACAGCCTCGGGCCCGGCGGCCTTGGCAACGTGCTCCCTGAGTAGCACGACGGCTTCTCCGACTGAATGCCGGACGGCGCCTGCGTATACGTACTCCTGGATGATTGGCAGTGTCTCTTTGATCGTCGTCATGCGTACTCTCCCGCGCATTTCGCGCTGCAAAACGGCGCCCCGTCGGGGTCGCCCAAAGCGTTTTTGGTGTCGTGAGGGTAGCGAGTCCCGCACACGACGCAGGTCACGAGACCGCGGCGATCTCGGACGGCTACGACGCGAGAGACCGTGGAGCGATCCTTGCGGTCACGGTACTCGAGACACTCCCACACGTCCGGTGATGGGTGCGGTACCCACTGCCAGCCGACTAGAGTCATGCGCACCTCTCGGCCTCGTAGCGCACGCCACGTGCCAGTTCCTCAGGGCCGCAAAAATCACGCAGACGAAGCTGTCCCCGCCGGAGGGGTGACTCCCACGATAGTACGAGGTCGGATTCGAGGCGAATCGAGATGACTGCCTGACGTTTTGGCAGGGCCCGCATCGCGGCTCGGATCCTGCGGGCCCTGAAGGCTCGCCCGTCGGGGGCGACAGTCACTTGGATGCGCCCGGAGGCGGGAGCGCACGCGATGTATCGCGGGTAGTAGACCCATACGACGGGCCATTTTTTGATGTCAGAGGGGGTCATCGTCGTCATGTTGTTTCCTCATCTGCGCCTAGGCGCGGAGCCAGGGGTGGGAGTCGAACCCACCCTACACCTTCTGGCAGTCACCTACAGAGAGTCGCGCGCAGCCACGCCTTACGGCGTGCCTGTGCGGCATCGAGGTGAGGATAGGCGGCCGCCGCATCGGAGTGGCCGTCCACACACAGCATGCCGTCGGAGTCACACCATACCCGCACGGTCTGACCCTCGGGGCCGATGAACCGCACCTCCGGTGGGACTGGCGGCAGGCTGGCCATCGCTCGCTCCCTACGGCGGCGCGCTGCTACATCGGCTCGCCCGCGGGGCCCGGGTCGGACGGACTCGCACAGCCCGCTATCAGTCGCTGAGATGTGCACGGGCTCAGAGCGTGACGTGGCCAGGGTCATGGCCTGGTCGCGCGCTGAATCTAGAGACTCATGCTGGTGCCCGATGATGACGTCGTGCTGGTTCGTGATTGTGTACATGTCGGTATCCTGGTGGTAGTGTGAGCGCCGTGGGGATCCCCCGCAGGGGGCCGTCGGGCGCGGAGCCAGGGGTGGGAATCGAACCCACCCAAATCTCCAAGCTGGCTAGCACCTACAGATGCGAGCGAGTGCGTCCAGATCGTCATCCTCCCCGTCTGCGATGATGCGGTCGCATAGGGCTACCATGTCCTCGTCACCGGCCGAGACGGCCGTCGTCCGCACGCCGCGCGCCGTGTCCCGATCCACGATGAGGTGGACTCGCCAGGGGTAGCCGTCCTTGTCCGCACCCCAGAATTCGTGGGCTCGGTCAGCCCATGCGTGGCCATCGCACTTTACTACCAGGTCATTGTCGGCGGCTGTGGAATAGCTGAGGGTGACGGTCTCGTTGCGGGCGATGCTGCGGTCGATGGCTTTGTCGGTGGCGATGGTCATGGTCGTGTCTCCTCATTCGTGGCGGCCCCCTGCCGCGTCACACCATTCCCTATTGCAGGGGTCGTGCCAGCCGTAAGTGCGCGAAATCAGGTCGGGCCGGGCGCCGCAACACGTAACATGTTGCACCCCACATGAAGCTAAGTGCGCGGAATCGTTAGGTGTAACAGGAAGCGCAACATGTAACAGGTGTTACGCGCGCCCGGTCGTCCGGTATCACGGTATCTCATAAGTGACCTGACCCGGGCGGCACGCCACCGCGGTCTGGTGTGCACCAAGGGCGCCGTTTTCGTGGCCGATTCTGTCCACATCAGGGCTAAGTGTTTGGAATCGCAGGTTCATTAAGGGGGTATAGGGTGGGGGGCCGGACGTATGGCAA